GAGCTAATAAAAGCCCTTCTCCCTCTGACTGAGTGCATTTCGCACTCTCAACTAGTTGCTGCACGAGAAAACCCTCGTTTCCGAGGTATTTCTTTCTCTCGCGTGCAACTACAGGAGTGGCTTCGTCTATATTGCTGACAAAACCACCATCACCCAGAGTTTCTGGTATCCTAAGCCTCAACGGCTTCGGTACCAGGTTCACAAGTGATCTATGGAGCCGTTCGAATCGTCCATCACAATAGGCCGTGAGGCCCAAACGATGAGCGAGACGTCGGACTCCATTCGCTGCCCGATAAAGGGTACGAATGTCAGTAATTCTATCTTTGAGATAGAATGGCTTGATGTCAACGCCTGAGTAATAGTGAACACCGCAAGACTCTCGGAACGGTGACGCGTGATGCGTTTTCCGTTTATTGATTGTCAAGCCGTAAAACTCACTAAGCTCAGAAAAGAGTGGTAGGCACTCTACGGGGAGTATTACATCATCCCCGTAGACGCTGACAGTTCGGTCTTTAATCTTTGACCGGCTCTCAACGAGCTCTACGCAACAAATTGCCATCGCGTAAAACAGGAGCGTTTCGAGTGGAAAGGTGAAGCCATTTCCCATAGAGGAAAACTTTTCCACCTCTCGAGTTACGCCGCCTACTTTGCCGAATCTGGATCGAGAACCATCAAGCAAAAGCAGCCATCGAGGGGAGTTTTGCAACACCTCCTCGACAACGCCGCGCGAAATGGAGTCGCTAGCAGCCGAAAAGTCAACTGTCGCCAGGTTGCGCTCTTTAGAGCCCACCCAAGCGAGTCGTTGGTTCACATGCTGATAGCGGATATCGATCCCGACACCCAACAGACGCTTCTGTATCGCCTTGCCAAGGCCGAGTTGAACCCAGATGTTGAATCCGGGCTCAATGGCTATGACACGGTTTTTGGTCGCGTCTTTAGGTACAGTGACAACACTGTTCCCGACCTCAAAAGCAGGATACGGTTTTTCAATATCCTGCTGTCTGAGTTGAAACCACCGGGGGTAATTCTCCCGGAAAGTTTCATCGGAAAACAATGAGTACAAGTCACGTGTTATCCCAGTTTCATACTGGAACTTGTTGGTAGAACTGGCTCTAGCACGCTTTATCTGCGTACTAGCTCCAGGACCCCAGCTGGCTTGGTTTAGGACTTCTTCTGGACCGATACTTCCCAGGATCTTGGTAATTTTCCGAATGACTTCGTTATGAAGCCAAACGGCGTCACCCCTAAACAGGGGGTCTGCACCAAGATTTCTGAAACGAGCGTTGGTCAGTTTACATTTTGCCTCGCACTCAAAGTATTTCTCGAGCGCAACCTTGTCCAAATCTAACCCGGTTTTTAGACCGGTGAACTTAGACAAAAACTTGGTGGCAATGTAAGCATCCCCCATCTCCGCTGCATTTCTATAGTGGAGTGGATCGCACGTGAGCTCCGCCAATTGCAACCCTTCACCGTAACGGTAAAGAATCGCACAGGTCAGAGCCCGCGGGCAATTAAGGGACTCGAAGAAATCCATGACGAACCGGTCAGTGACTTCCGGTGCCACACGATAACTTCTAAGTCGTTCAACAAACTTAGTATTACGCTTCTTAGAAGACATAATCGTACCTCCAAAGATATGAAAGGAACTTCGAGACTACACGGTAGTTAGCCGCCTAGTACTATAGGGTGGTTAGCCCCACGGTTGATCGAAGTTCGCGACCGCAGCCAGGAGAGGCGATCCGGTAGCATCACTCGGACTCGCATCACTGGCTGTGATTGTCGTCGCAAACAGGCTCGCAATCAGAGAGAAGAAAGCTGTTCTCTCTGCGGCGGTGCCCCGTTCCGGCAACATCATATCCATCACGCAGAGTTGGCTGTAGGCCCGCGCAGGTCCGGGAGTGATCCCGTTATACGCGTTGCCCACAGTCTCCGGCGAAGGAAGGTCGATTTTCGCCTGCACCCTATAAACTCGGCTGAGCTTGTTAGGCGGCCGAACAGACAGGGTGAAGGACGGGAAGACCACGGCGATTCCGCCGCTCCGGTCTACCCATCGTGAGACACCGTTGGTTTTACCTTCGGGGTCATACGTCTTGTCCACGCCCACCGTCGCGCTCGTAGAGAGATGCGTCGGTGAGAGAATTGTGGACAGCTTGATGGGGGCAATAGCCGCCATATTAGTTCCTAAAAAGAATTAATAAACTCCATAACGGAGGGTTGTTGTTGTCCTCTCGGTACGAATTCCGCAAATAATCAGCGGAAGAGGGAATGAACCTTTATAGGGCTCTTCCTTTGTCTAAAGCTACTAATGAGTAACGCCAGACCATTCGCAACGTGTATGTCCGAAAACGGGTTTTTGAAGACCGGCAGATGTCCCCGCGGGAAGCTCGTAAGCTTCGTACGCGAAAGACTTGTCGACTCTCTAGACCAGTAACCGTATCCACACGCTTTGTTATAGTTTGGCGCACCTGTCGTAGCGTGCTCGTATCCGACAACAGAAACAATGTGCATCTTCATAGTGTCAGTCCTGAACCCATCAATGAACGTTAGCCCGTGACCAGCACTTAAGGTCTCGAGATACGGTCCGATGGGGAGCAACCAATCAACAACGAAGCTGTACGGTAATACCTCCCAAAAGAGGTTAATGGGGTTCGTAAAACCGGTCTGTGCCAGAAACGCGAGGTACCGATCATCCATCTTATATCTAATTCCGATCCGAGTACGGTAAATGACTCCCATGGACTTTCGTCCAATAGGAAGCACCCCGCCCGGACTGAATGTTGA